GTTTGCCCGGCGCGTTCACGATCATGGCGAAGTCGATGGGCTTGTCGACCGCTGAACTCGGCAAGATGATGGAGCAAGGTCAAGTCACCGCTGATGCGCTGATCGGCTTTGCCCGTCAACTGCCTGAGACGTTCAAGCCTGCCGAGAACGCGCTGTCGCGCATGGATGCAGAGCAGGCACGCTTCAACAACTCAGTGTTTGAGTTCAAGAAGCTGATCGCCGATGCGGGCTTTGCCGATGCCTTCACCGAACTTCTCAAGCGCCTGGCCGAGTTCTTCAAGTCAGATGACGGCGCGAAGTTCGCTACCGCGCTGAGCGATGCGTTCACCGCGATCACGAAAACGATCATCTATCTGATCGACCATCTGGATCAGGTCAAGATCGCACTGTCAGTGTTGACAGGTCTGTTAGTGGCCAAGTGGGCATATGCCGCTGCGGTCGCGATCGGTGCGCTCGGCACAGCAATGATTGCTGTCTTTTCCAACGCAACGAAGGCATTCGCTATTCTCACCACTGGTGGCACCGTCATGGCGGCTGCTGGTGCTGGTGCGACAACCGCGTCGGTCGGTGTGCGGTTGCTCGGCTTCGCATTCAAGAGCTTGCTCGGCCCGATCGGCTTGCTCATTATCGGCATTGAAGCTGCGATGTTCGCCTACGATCAGTTGTCGAAGAAGGCGAAGAACGCACCCAAGGGCACTACTGCCAGCGGTAAGATCACGCCGTTCGAAGGTGGGGCAACTGGTGACTTCGGCACACCTGGCGACACGGCTGATCCTGGCACAGGTAGCACCGCAGGCAAGCGTGCCGCAGATGCACAGGCTAAAGAAACAGAGAAGCGTCAGAAGAAGCTCGACAGGGATCGCAAGTCTGCGATGAAGAAGAGCGCCAAGGACGAACTTGACGAACGCGCTGGCCTGATAAAGGAAGAGTTCGACACGTACCGCAAGCAGGCCAAGGAGCAGATCACTGACGAGGCAGCAAAGTCGAAGCAACTACTGGCCATCGACAAGCAGGAAAAGCAGGCGCTCGAAACGGATCGCATCAAGTTTCAGGCTGAGCACGCGAAGTCGAACGCCAGCGCTGCGAACAAAGAGATCACGTTGAAGGAGCAAGTCAAGAACGCGCTGCTGAAGATTCAGGACGACATCAAGGCTGCTGAGGTCAAGGTTGATAAGGACTCGACCTTCGATGAGCGCAAGAAGGCACGTCTCGACGCGATCGCGCACAGCTACGACAAACTGAAGAAGACGATCAGCCAGTTGTCTGCGACAGACAAGGCTGGCGCTGCCGACGCATCGAAGAAACTGGACAACTACATCAAGCAGCTTCAGGCCGTTGAAGAAATCAAGACCACGACCGACGAAGTTAAGCGCCTTGAAAAGGAACTCGACGATCAGACCAAGCTGCGCCAGGCGGGGCTCGAAAAGCAGAAGGCCCTGTACGACGCTGGCCTCATCACGCTTGAGCAGTTCCTTGCTGCAACGTCGGAGATCAACACCAAGGGCGACGAGGCCGTGTCCAACGCCGCTCGCAACCTGCAAAAGTTTGTCGACGCCGCAGTGGCTGCGAAAGCAGATGTGTTGTCTGCAACCGAGCAGGCCGAGATCAGCGTCAAGACGACAGGTGCGATTGCGGGTGCTTCGAACACTGGCAACAAGAACAACGACCTGGCCAATAAGGCACAGGAAGACGAGATCGACGCGCTGATCGCCAAGCGCACTGCTGCTGAAGCGATCTTCAAGGCTCAACTCGATCTGCGCATGATTGACGAGGATACCTACGCCAAGCGTGTGAATGACAACGCTGATCTCTACAAGGCGAAAATCCTTGAGATCAACAACACGCTGCTGGCCAATCTTGAAGCACAGAAGGCGCAAGGCCTTCTCGAAGGAACGCTGAATCCGGTTCGCCTGGCTGCACTCGATGCGCAGATCGCCAAGCAGCAACTGCTAGGTATTCAGACGCAGAATGCCATCGCTCAAGCCGACACGCTGCAACGCACGCTCAATCAAGGATTGGGTGCAGGTCTTGACTCAGCGCTCAACGGCGTGGCTGATGCCTTGACCAACATGGCGACCAGCACCACCAGCGTTGCGCAGGGTTTTCAAGACATGGCGCGTTCCGCACTCGGAGCGTTCGCACAGATTCTTCAGCAGATCGCAGTGGCCATCGCCAAGCAGTTGATCCTGAACGCTCTGGTCAGCGCGACAGGCGGTGGGGGATTCATCGGGCTCGCAGCAAAGGCCGCTGGCGGCGTTATGCACCGTGGGGGCACCGTAGGTGCTGCCAACGGCACGCGACGCGCCGTAGACCCATCCTGGTTCGTTGGCGCACCCCGTTTCCACGAAGGCGGCTTCCCTGGCCTGAAGAGTGACGAAGTTCCGACCATCTTGCAGCAGGGTGAGCAGGTTTTGGCCAGGAACGACCCCGGCAACATCCTCAACCCGAAAAACCGTGCAAACCCGGCAGGGACGCGATTTGTCTTGGTCGACGATCGGCAGAAGGTGCCCGAGGCCATGATGTCGGCTGAAGGCGAGGATGTCATCGTTCGGACGGTCAAGCGCAACGCTGCGTCGATCAAACAGATTCTGAGGTAGGTCATGAGTACACCTTGGACATTCCCCACTGCTGACTTCAGCACAGACACCCGTCGCTTGCTGCCAGTCTTCCAGCTTTCCCCGAACTGGAAGACGGGCGTTACCGAAACACTCGCATGGTTGACCGACGTTATGTCGAGCGAACAGGCTGTCGAACAGCGTCGCTCAGTTCGCCGCTTCCCACGGCGCATGTTTGAGTACGAGTTCTTGCGCGAGGGCACGAACGCACGTCGCATCGAGAACTTCCTTGGTGGCGTCGGCAAGCGGGATCACCTGGTGCCTTTGTGGCATGAGCAGTTCGGCCTGCCTGATGGCAACAACACAGGCATCGTGCAGTTCCCTGTGGGCTCACTGGAAATGCGCGAGTATGGTGTCAACGACCTCGTGCTGTTGACAACCCTTGACGCCGACCGCTTCGCGATCCTGACCGTCACCGTGGCTAACATCGCTCTCGACAGAATCACGTTGCGTGCGGCTGGCGCGGTCGGCTCCTGGCCGAAGGGCTCGCGGATCGTGCCTCTACGTAGGGCGAAAGTGCTTGATGACGCTACGCTTGAAAACCCTACAGACCGCGTGTCGGTCACGCGTATCCGGTTCAGCCTGCAAGACGCTGACAGCCGCTTTGCTGGATCGTGGAACTACTGCTCGCCGCTGTGGCGCATCAGGCCTGATCGTGCTCAACCACTGACGATGGCGTTCAACCGCAGCGACTACCTGAACGACTTCACGACAGGCGTTGTCACCGTCACCGACCCTGGCGACCGTGCGCAGATCAGTCAGACGATGGCGCTCAAGCTCTTCGGTCGTGAACAGGTGTGGGGCTTCAGGGCATTCCTTTACAACGCTCGTGGTCGTGCCCGTCGCTTCTATGTGCCGACATTCATGAACGATATCGAGTTGCTTGATGACCTCGACGGCGATCAGTTTCAAGCCAAGCCGAACGGCTTCAGTGACTACTACGCCAACCCACAGGAAGCCCGGCAGATAATCGGTATCGACTTTAAGGATGGAAGGCCAAGCGTGTACCGCACGGTCATTGGCATTGCTGCGGTTGATGATGTTGTCGCGCCATTTAACCCTGTGTCCGAAGAGTTTCTTCTGGACGAGCCGTTGCCGCCGATTGACAAGAAAGATGTCGAGCGGATCAGCTTCATCGTGCCAAGTAGGTTTGACCAGGACACGATCGAAATATTCCATGCAGTGTCCGATTCAGCAGCTTGCTCAGCGCAGGTTGTGACACGATCAAGCGTGGTTGAAGGTATGCCGCCGATCGAGTGTTGGGTTACATCAATGCCATACCCCGTGGTCAGCACTGACGCATTGATGCCGGGCGTCACTGTCAACGGTGGCGATCTTTCACCGGGTATATTCGAACGTGATTTTTATACTTCAGATGTGCAAATTCTCGGGGGTACTTTGGAATGAAAAAACAATTGATCGCAGGCCACATGTCAGGCCACTACACCTTCATTGCAAGCAGGCCTGACGGCAGTCAACGCAAGTTTGAATTCGAGAATTTGATTCTCGATCAAGGTCTTGACCGCATCGGCCTCGGTGGCGTTTTTAACTGTTGTCAGGTTGGCAGTGGTTCAACAGCACCCGTTTTCGGCAACACAGGTCTTCAAACTCTCGTTGCAACAAAGGTGTCACCTGAAACCAGCGTCGCAGGTTCGCAAGACTCAGCCCCGTACTTCGGCTGGTTGCGTCAGCGATATCGTTTTGCAGAAGGCGATGCTGCTGGTAATTTGCGTGAGGTCGGTATTGGATGGGGCTCTTCAGGTCAACTGTTCAGCCGAGCATTGATCAAAGACGGCGCTGGTGATCCAACAGTCATTACCGTACTTTCAGATGAAGTGCTTGATGTGACTTATGAAATTCGACTTTACCCACCCTTGGTTGATCAGGAGTTTTCAGTAACCATCGGCGGGGTTACACATGATTGCGTGCTTCGCGCTGCCAACGTTATCGGCCCCGGCTGGCAACCTGTTGCCTTAGCTTCGGACGGTTCATCCGATGGCTGTACAGTAAACCCCAAGGCAGGCCCACTAGGCACGATCGAGCAGTGGTCGGCGGGCGCTACAGGTGAAGAGGGTGACGTTACTTTCGAAGCATATGTGAATGGCACTTATAAACGAGTGTGCCTTGCGGAATTCAATGTTGAGCAAGGCAATGTCTCAGGCGGTATAGGGGCAGTGGATATCGTCAGTGCTTTTGCAGGTTCATATCAGTGTTCATTCGATCCGCCAATTATGAAAGACGACACTAACGTTCTCAGCTTGAGTTTCGATATTTCATGGAATCGCTACACTCCTTGATCATGCTGCCGTCAAACACCCACTCATCCATAGCGCTCGGCGGGTTCTACTTGCCGCCCGATGACAAGCTAACCTCGCCTATCGTTGATTACGAGTCAGGCGGCATGGCACTCCTGGACGCATCGGCGGGCCTCTTTGCACGCGCCTGGAAGCTGTGGGTGCAGGACATCAACGTGTGGCTTCAACCTGAAGGTGGAGATTCAATCCTGTTATTCACCGAAGTCGGTATCCAGGAAGTCTCGCTTGCCTTCGATCAGAACATGCAGTGGTCAGTTGCGTACACTGTGAACGGGATCATGAAGTTGCGCTGGTATGACCCACTGGAAAGTGACCACGTAATCACGGTATTCGGCGCAGCATTAAATCCACGCCTTGCCCTGGATGACAAGCGGCATGCTGAGCGTACAACAAGTGACATCATCCTGGCATACATCAACGGGTCAAACCTTTGCTACCGCCAGCAGCGTGACCGCTATGAGACTGAGCGCGTGTTGAGGGAGAACCTTTACCCAGGCACCAAGCTGAAGAATATCGGCATGAACAAAAACCTGCGCCTGCAATTTGAACTGGTCTGACTATGCCATTCGACACACTTGAAGAATCCATTGAAGACGGCAGACCACTGCGTCTGTATCGCTTCAGCCTGAACGACAAGACCTGGCGCTATACCAGCGCTGACGGTGACGTGACCAAGGCTGGACAGTTGTGGGTTGCCACGCCAATTCAGGATGAGGGTGTTGCACAGACAGGTGAGGCCTCGACCGATGCTTTCCAGATCATCGGCAACACCAGCATGATCCCTGCACAGCTATACATGAACTACCCGCCAGCCAGGCCTGTGCAAGTGGCTGTGTTTGACGCGCAGGAAGAAGACGATGAGATTCGCGCTGTCTACGCTGGCGAGATCACGCAACTCAACGTGCCGCAACCTGGCCGTGCCGTGTTTACTTGCGAGACTGTTGCCGCGTCAATGGAACGCGAGGGTCTGCGTCTCGGCTGGCAGCGATCATGCCCATATGCCTTGTATGACGTTTTGACATGCAAGGTGCCGAAGAGCAGTTACGGTGTTGCATGCACAGTCATCGATATCGGGGATAACGTTGTGGCCGTGGCCGAACTTGCGGCTGTACCAAGTGGCACATATGCGGGCGGATTCGTCGAATGGGTGGACAGCGTTCGCGGCATTGAGCGTCGCACCATTGAGAGCCAATCCGGCGGGGTGTTGACGATGTTTGGATCAGCCGCAGGTATCACTGAGGGCCTTGTGATCACGGCATATCCAGGATGTGACCGAACGACGGGCTCAACGGGTTGCTCGCGTTTTAGCAATCTCGATAACTACGGGGGTGCGCCTGGCTTGATGGGCAAGTCACCTTTCGACGGCTCACCCGTCTTCACATAAAGGAGTGCAGTAATCATGATGGGATGGGACACAGTTTTGTATCTGATGATCGCTTCGGTGGTCATCTCAGTTGCACTCGCTCCGAAAATGCAGGCACAACCCCCTGCTGCGTTTGAAGACATCGAATTTCCACAGGCCGATGAAGGTACGCCGCAGGCAGTGTTCTTCGGTGACTGCTGGACGGACGACTGGTTGGTAATCTCGGTTGGCAACTACCGCACTGAGGCAATTCAAGGTCAGGGTGGCAAGAAATGACGACACAGATTATGGTGACAGTTGCAGACGTGCGTGGCATCAATTTCTGCGCACGCGGCGCACGCAGGTGGTTTCAAAGGAATGGGCTCGACTACCCGCAGTTCGTTACTCGGGGTTTGCCTATTGAACAGGTCGACGCCCTTGGTGACGCTCTGGCAAAGCAGGTAGCCGATCACGCACGCTTGCGTGTTGCAGGAGATGAGCCATGAGCGGCGGTCGCAAACCACCAGAAGGATCAGCGGGCTACAAATACTTCTTCGGCATTCATTGCGGCATTGGCCGTGGGCCGATGGACGAGCTTTGTGAAATCCGCGTAGGTGGCAAGCTCGCCGCAAAACCGCAGATGGCTGCAAGCGGGGTATCGACCATCGAGAATGCGGAACTGTTCGGCGGTGAGAAGAAGGAAGGCGGCGTACAAGGCACTTTCCACTTGATGATGGGTGAGGCCCATCAGACCATGCCTGCACCCCTTGCTGCCATGATTGCACCTGCCGCAGCTACAGGTTTCCGTCGCATGGTGACGTTCTTCTTTGACGGCATGATTGCTGCATTGAATCCCTATCCCAAGCCCTGGTCGTTCCGTATGCGTCGGGCACGTATGGGGTGGGACGGTGACGTGTTCAGGCCCGACCTCGCCGTGATCGAATTGCTTGGTTCAGAGCCCGCAGTGCCAGGTACAGCCTTTGGCGACGAACTCCCTGCATTCGTCAATGCTGTGATGGACACAAACACAGGTGGTCTGCGAATCGTCGATCCGGGTGGCGTTGCTGAACTGGATACAGGTTGGTCAACCTTGTCACCCGAACCGCTGTGCGAAGCATTTGTTCTCAACGCAAACATTGTCAACGGTGAAAGCCGTGTCTACAGCCATGTGAGCGGCAGCGATGGGTCAGGGCTTTGCTGGTTTACCAACGGCCCTTTGACATATGTACCATTTCTCTATCGCACACCACCAACGCGTTTTGAGATGGCCGTCAACCCTCCAGTCAACAGTACCTTCGTGCGGTTTACGAGCGTGACCTATGTTGCACCTGATGGTTCTTCGGGTGTGTGCGAGTTTACGCAGTCGTCGAATACAGTCTACGTGGATTTTGATCAGGCACCTGATGAGTCGATGTTGACGATCAATTACATCTACAGGCCCAACCTGGTTGCTGGTGCAGGACTGATCCCCGAACGCCTGATCAAGGCGATGAACCCTGCACACATGATCTTCGAATGCCTGACGAACCGCGAGTGGGGTCGCGGCATGGATCGTTCCATCATCAACACTGCCTCGTTCGAAGCCGCAGCCGAGACGCTGTTTGCTGAAGGCTTCGGCATGTGCATCAAGTGGTCGCGCAGGGATAGCATCAATACCTTCATTAAGGAAATTCTCGACACGATCGGTGCTTCGCTCTATATGGATCGCAGCGATGCATTGATGTCGTTGAAGCTGATTCGCAAGGACTATGCGGTTGAAGACGTGAAGGTTTGGGATACACGCAACGGGATCATCGCGATCACAAACTCTTCGGTCAACACTTCTGCGGCTGTGATCAACGAGGTCATCGTGAAGTACCGCGATCCGGTCTACAACGAAGACCGCGCAGTGAACGTGCAGAACCTTGCATCGTTGCAAAGCACTGGTGGCGTGTTCCGCACGATCACGAAGACCTACAAGGGCATCCCTACAGGTGATCTTGCCCGGCGTGTGGCACAACGTGATCTGCGCAGCAACGCAGAAGGCTTGCGACGATTCAACATCACTATGGATCGCAGGGGCGCAGGCATCGTGCCGGGCTTCGTCATGCGGATTCATGATGATGAGCGGGGTATCGGTGACATCGTTGTGCGCGTGGCCACGGTGAAAGAAGGCACTCTGACCAACGGTGAGATTCAATTGCTCGTCATCCAGGATGTGTTCGCCTTCCCGAGCACGACGTTTGTTGCAGAACAGCCGAACACATGGCAACCACCAAACTTCATACCTTGCGTCGGCGCACATGAGGCGTTTGAAGTGCCGTACTTCCTATTGGCCAGAACGATGCCTCAAGCGGACTTCTCATTCGTCGACAATGACTCGGCATATCTTGGCGTGGTTGCCGAGCAGGCCAAGTCGACTAACGTAGGATATGACCTGGCTGTACGCGACACCGCCCCCGAGGACGAGGATGTGCCGACAGCAGACGAAGCGCTGTTCTGCGGATGGGACGGCCCTGTGCGTACTGAAGACGTTTGAAAGGTACAACGTGGCAAATTCTGATTACGAGAAACGCGGCGCAGGGGCAATTGCCCCATCAGCAATGCTCGACATAGCCGTCGATGAAAGCGATGAGTTTTTGAGCCTTGCCAACTACACGTCAAACGAACGACTCGATCCCGTCGTCGGTTCAGGTTTGATGCTCGGTGGCGAGATCATGCGTGTCGTGTCAGTAGCCATGCCGCTTATTGGTG